AAAATAAAGTCACTTACTTTCATAAATGCGATGAATATCACAAATGTTAACGTTAACTATGATGTTTTGTGATCGAATATGCATGTTTTAGTAAATCCATGACGATTTTGCGAAAAAGAGGTTTATCACTATGCGTAAGTCAGATGAATTTAAGGGAAAAAAATGTCAGCCAAAGTATGGGTTTTAGGGGATGCGGTCGTAGATCTCTTGCCAGAATCAGACGGGCGGCTACTGCCTTGTCCTGGCGGCGCGCCAGCTAACGTTGCGGTGGGAATCGCCAGATTAGGCGGAACAAGTGGGTTTATAGGTCGGGTCGGTGATGATCCTTTTGGTGCGTTAATGCAAAGAACGCTGCTAACTGAGGGTGTCGATATCACGTATCTGAAGCAAGATGAATGGCACCGGACATCCACGGTGCTTGTCGATCTGAACGATCAAGGAGAACGTTCATTTACGTTTATGGTCCGCCCCAGTGCCGATCTTTTTTTAGAGACGACAGACTTGCCCTGCTGGCGACATGGCGAATGGTTACATCTCTGTTCAATTGCGTTGTCTGCCGAGCCTTCGCGTACCAGCGCATTTACTGCGATGACGGCGATCCGGCATGCCGGAGGTTTTGTCAGCTTCGATCCCAATATTCGTGAAGATCTATGGCAAGACGAGCATTTGCTCCGCTTGTGTTTGCGGCAGGCGCTACAACTGGCGGATGTCGTCAAGCTCTCGGAAGAAGAATGGCGACTTATCAGTGGAAAAACACAGAACGATCGGGATATATGCGCCCTGGCAAAAGATTATGAGATCGCCATGCTGTTGGTGACTAAAGGTGCAGAAGGGGTGGTGGTCTGTTATCGAGGACAAGTCCACCATTTTGCTGGAATGTCTGTGAATTGTGTCGATAGCACTGGGGCGGGAGATGCGTTCGTTGCCGGGTTACTCACAGGTCTGTCCTCTTCGGGATTATCTACAGATGAGAGAGAAATGCGACGAATTATCGATCTCGCTCAACGTTGCGGAGCGCTTGCAGTAACAGCGAAAGGGGCAATGACAGCGCTGCCATGTCGACAAGAACTGGAAAGTGAGAAGTAAACGGCGAGGCCGCTCTTATCTCTAAATAGGACATGAATTTTTTAACGACGGGCAGGTAATTATGGCACTGAATATTCCATTCAGAAATGCGTACTATCGTTTTGCATCCAGTTACTCATTTCTCTTTTTTATTTCCTGGTCGCTGTGGTGGTCGTTATACGCTATTTGGCTGAAAGGACATCTAGGATTAACAGGGACGGAATTAGGTACACTTTATTCGGTCAACCAGTTTACCAGCATTCTATTTATGATGTTCTACGGCATCGTTCAGGATAAACTCGGTCTGAAGAAACCGCTCATCTGGTGTATGAGTTTCATTCTGGTCTTGACCGGACCGTTTATGATTTACGTTTATGAACCGTTACTGCAAAGCAATTTTTCTGTAGGTCTAATTCTGGGGGCGCTCTTTTTTGGCCTGGGGTATCTGGCGGGATGTGGTTTGCTTGACAGCTTCACTGAAAAAATGGCGCGAAATTTTCATTTCGAATATGGAACAGCGCGCGCCTGGGGATCTTTTGGCTATGCTATTGGCGCGTTCTTTGCCGGCATATTTTTTAGTATCAGTCCCCATATCAACTTCTGGCTGGTCTCGCTATTTGGCG